ATTGATGAATGGAAAAGCATCCACGAACTGGCGCCTACATACCTATATGAATAAAGTTTATCAAAGATATTATGCATTAACAGGTGCAAGCCCTATTACATTTCTTATATTAAAAGGTCTTTCATTTGTTTTCTTTTTGTATTTGTTATCCTTATTGATATGGTAAAGTAATGTCAGGCTCTCTACTTTTATATATAGCGGTGTAGTTCCTCCAAAAGGACCTCCAGAGTCCATATTCCAAATCCAGACAACCTGAAACACCTGAAACATCTCTAAACTCTAAATAATATTCATGGACGGCACTTATGGTGTCCTGTTATTAGTAACAGGCATCTCAGTAATAATTATAATAGGTTGTATTATGGCCTATTTCCATAAAGAAGAAATCAAAGAAGAGGAAGACAATCCAATTAGTAATTTTTGGAAAGATTTTGACGGAAAATAACTATCAAAAAGAAGAGCCCCCCATTAAGAAGAAGATAAAGAATTTAGTAATTATATTCTTAGTTTTCTATTTTATTACCTATTGTACTTTAATGTACTAGCGTTTCGGAATCTCTTTAACTTCGTAGAGAACATCTATGTTTAAATATAATGGTGAAACCCTTATATAAATAGTCTTATGAGTGAACAATATTATGAAGAACATGATTTAAACCTGGACATAAATAAGTTGATAGCTTGTTATGTAGCATTCCAAACTAAGTTGGATTTTAACGCTATATGCATTAACAGGATACCAGGCGACTCTAAATCCATTCAAGGTGTAAATGTACGAGGAAAATATTGGACTATGCCTGATACTTCCAATGAAGAGGTGCAAAGATTAGAGGAAGTACCAGAACACTTATATACAGAATTGGTTCCTGAATTTAAAGGGACTTATGTTGAAGAGGTGTATAACATGATTCAAAAAAGATTCAAGATTGGTCGTGTTCGTTTTTTAATGAAACCACCAAGAAGTTGTTTATCATGGCACCGTGACCCCGAAATGCGTTTACATATTCCCATAATTACAAATAAGGGGTGTAAGATGGTAATTAGAGATACAGCGTTTCATATGCCAGCAAATGGTAATGGTTACCTAACTGACAATAGGGAATACCATAATTTTTTTAATGGTAGTGAAATTAACAGAGTGCATTTAGTGGCGACTGTATTAAATCATAGTTTAGGAACAATCCACATTCATAATGAGGATTGGCGTGACAAAGTTGTATATAATTAATTAACAAAAGGATAAAAAATGTTTACAGATATAAAAGTAAAAGCAGACAACATTTGGTTAAACCATAAAAAATGTGTTATCGGTGGAGTAATTGTTTTTATATTAGGCGCTTTAATATTTTAGTATATATATTTAAGTGAATATAAAAAATGTAAGAGGCTTTAGTGCATGGCCACCAAAAAATACCGATTTAGGTTTTGTAATCTATTATGACGGTATGGAAGGTGGTATTGCCAGAGCAACCAACTATATGGGCGGGAAAAAGAATGGACATGTACGACAAAAAACTGGAGCGTAACATAATATGGGCTCTTGCTATTATATTAATTTTCATAGGGTTAATAGGGTGTCAGTCCATTAATAAGAAGCCCATTAAACAGCCTTTAACACTTACCGATTCAGTAATCATAATGAAAGATTTTGGAACCGCTTTAGGTTGCGCTTTTGTTCCGGAGGAACCTGTCTGTGTCAAAGAAAATAAAGATAATGAATAAAAAGAAATGATTACAATATTAGAGGGTGCAAAAAAGAGATTAACAGAGCTAACAGAAGTATATGGAAAAGTGTTTGTTAGATTATCTATTAAAGGTGGTGGTTGTGCTGGTTTTGGTTATGATTGGAAGTTTGAAAATGAATCTGGACCTGACGATATTCTTATAGATGGTATATTGTTGGTGGATAAAATGATGGAAATGTATATTATGGGTATGGAGTTAGATTATAAGAATGATGTATTTGGGGCAAATTTTATATTTAATAACCCCAAAGCAAAATCTTCGTGTGGTTGTGGAACTAGTTTTTCTATCTAACGATAGTATAAACTAAATGTATCAGCGCCATATAGATGGCAAAATGATTGAGGTCTAGCATATCCAGGCTTTGAAACGCCTCTATATCTGTATCTCACATTTTTTGCTCTTCTTGAAGCAGATACTTCTTTGAAATAACTCAAATATTTAATTGGAATATTAGCAGCTATACAAGTTGTTGTATTAGTAACTGTCTTTCCATTAGGTAATTTAATCCAAGGTGAAACCAAGTATTTAATTAGTAACGGATTTACAACTCTTTCAAAGACTTTTCTTTTTCTGTCTTTAGGTAGTGACTTATTATACTTCATTATTGTTTTTCTCCATAGTGTAGATTGATAAAACGCCTGAAATTAACATAATTCCAAACATTACAAAGAACATTGGCCAGTTATCATTGCCTAAACAATGACCACCACAATCTTCAATGAAACCAACTGCCATTATAGCAGAAAGTATAGTTGTAATACTAAAAAATGTATTCATTATGCAGCCTCCTTATCATCTTTTCTAAAAGCAGTAATGTAATTATCAATATCTTTAGTTCTATAATTAGAAAATCCGTTATAAACAGATGATATTTTGCATACTGGCTTATCACCACCTTTACCGAAAGATTTATTTCTCAAATGAGAATAAATAGTATGTTTCGTAGCATATTTCGGTGTATATGACGGAAGTTTTTCAACTGTTATATCATTTATGGTATTTGTTATTTTCATAGTGTTTTTCCTTTCATTATTAATCATTAATATAAATATTATACACTAATTCCAAGCTAAAAGCAAGCGTTTTTTTAAAAAAATGTTAAAAAAAATTCATATAAATCAACTGTTTTCGCTCATATTTGTTCTTATTTTGTTCTCATTAACAAATTGTAGCTCCAGACCTGTTCAGGATTGCAAATTTAACCCGGATTGGGAGCGAATCGGCGAATCGGCAACGGATTCTATGGATGATATAAAAAATATTGAGCTCCGGCAAGCAATGTTGCGCTGTAGTTTCTAATATAAATATAGGAAAAGGAAAATATAAAAAATATGTCATATTGTAATAATTGTGGTCGTATAAGTCATTGTGGAGAGCGAATAACTGAAAATGACGAAGACGGATTAACAGGTGAAACATACGAATGGGAAGTTTGCAAGTATTGTAGATGTGATAAATGTACGAAAGAGGAAAAATGAGTCAAGTAGATACTTTAGTTGAACAATTAGGTAAATTAACGGTTTTAGAAGCAGGCGATTTAGCTAAAAAATTAGAAAAAGCGTGGAATCTAAATTATGAGCAGATTCTACAAGGCGCAAAACCACAAGTAGTTGAGGAAGTGAAAGAAGATACACTTTTAAAAGCGATTTTAACAGGTTATGGTGAAAATAAAATAGCAGTTATTAAAGAAATAAGAAAAATCAAAGATATGGGTCTTATGGAAGCAAAGAATTTTGTTGAAGGCGCTCCACAAGAAATAAAAGGCGACATAGAAAAAGAAGAAGCAGAAAAAATCAAGGCTGAAATTGAAACAGCCGGCGGAAAGGTAGAAATAAAATGAAAGAACAAATAAAACAAGCAAAAGACTGGCTATGTAATACAAAAGTACCAGTATATGTTGTTATACTATTAGTTGTTATCTGGATATTGGCGTAGTAATGCCGGCCGTTTGTAGAGTTGAATTAGATAAACATATAGGTCATGCAAGTGATACACCTAATCCTTTTCATTCAACAGCATATGATGAAGGTTCACCTGATGTTTATACCAATAGTAAAAAGACAGTTAGAATTGGTGACAAAACAATTTGTAAGGATCCTGCAACAGGTGGATCAACAACTGTATTTGTAAATAATATAGGTGTACATAGAAAAGGTGACGCAACAGGTGGTCACGGCAGTTGGGTACCTAATTCAGCAGCTACTGGTTCAGATAATGTATTTGCAGGATAAAAAAAATGGCAGATTTAGATAGTTCAGGTTTTACATTTACCACAGTTCCTACAAAAGCTGAAACTGAAAGATTTGAGTATGTAGCATTTGATTATATTGCTGATAATCCAGGCATTGTAGGCAACTCATATAAAAGTTTTATAGGTGTCTATTTTAGTGATACAGGAGAAAGAACAGATACATGACGATTGTAAAAAGAACAACAAAAGGTTCAGCGTTAACTTATGCTGAAATGGATGAAAATATTAGAGACCTATACGAAGATACTACTTTAGATAGAGTTACTGGTAATGGTAATACAACAACAAATAATGTATCTGTAGGGGAATTAACAGCCACAGCTTGTGATGTTTTAGGTACACTTACAAATGCTAGTACAGCGGTTAAAGTTGCAGGAACAGAAACTATCTGGGTTCCTGCAAATGTAATGACACCAACCGAATCAAACGGATGTGCAGATATAGCAGCAACAGAAACAACTTCTGGCAGACCTGATATGTATACTTTGGATTTTGATAAAGATTCTGACGAACACGCACAATTTACTGTTGCTTTTCCTAAATCATGGAATTTAGGTACAGTTACTTTTCAGGTTTTCTGGTCTGGACTGGCAGCTACAGGTGGAGTTTCTTGGGGACTACAAGGTGTAGCTTTTGCAGATAATGATTCAATTGATACTGCTTATGGAACACCGGTAGTTGTTGATGATACAGAGCAAGGAGCTGTTGAAAAATTATTAGTATCAGCAGTAAGTGGAGCAGTCACAATAGCTGGCACGCCTGCTGATGATGATTTAACTTATTTTAGAATTTTTAGAGATGTATCTGACAGTAATGATGATTCTGGTGGAGATGCACAATTACACGGTATTAAATTATTTTACACTACAGACGCTAAGAATGACGCATCATTTCTATTTAATGGACATTTAATAACAGCTGTATGATAAATCGTTATAAATATTACCGTTATGGCATACGACTCACAACTTCAAAGTAAAAGTACAAGAAATAGTAGAAGATTTAGGGATTTAGACCTAGACTTTGGTAGAAATGTTGTAACTAATGATGTTAATATAGTTGAAGATGTTATAGCTATTAAAAGAGCAGTTAAAAATTTAGTTCAAACTAATTTTTATGACAGACCTTTTCATCCAGAATTGGGTTGTGGTGTAAGAGAGTTATTATTTGAAAATTTTACACCTATGACCAGAATCTTTTTACAAAGAAAGATAGAAGAAGTATTAGAGAATTATGAACCTAGAATATCTTTACAAAATGTTGCTGTTGATGATGACCAAGATGGCAATAGATTAGTTGTTGATATTTACTTTTATGTTATTGGTGTTCCAGGTCCACAAGTGGTATCAACATTTTTACAAAGGGTAAGATAATAAATGTCCAATAAATTAGTAGTTTCAGATTACGATTTTGACGCAATCAAATTAAACCTAAAATCCTTTTTACAAGGGCAATCACAGTTTCAGGATTATGATTTTGAGGGTAGTTCAATTTCAATTCTTTTAGATATTTTATCTTACAACACACACTATCTTGCCTATTTGGCAAATATGGCCACAAACGAAACATATTTAGATAGTGCTGACATAAGAAATAATATTGTATCATTAGCAAAGATGATTGGTTATACACCATCATCTCCAAGAGCACCTATGGCTTCTTTAGATATAATTTTAAACAATGCTTCAGGTTCTAGTATTACAATGACAAAGGGAACAGTTTTTACCACAACTGTAGATACTACATCTTATCAATATGTAACCAATTCAGATTATACAATTACACCAGCAAGTGGTGTTTATAAATTTTCTAGTGTACCAATATATGAAGGTTCTTTAGTTACATTTAAATATACAGTTGATAGTACAGATGTTGACCAGAAATTTATTATACCAAGTGCAAATGCAGATACATCAACTTTATTAATTAAAGTTCAAAACAGTTCTTCTGATTCAACAACAGATACTTATTCATTAGCAGGTGGTTATAATAATGTAACAGCAGTATCAAAAGTTTATTTTATACAAGAAGGTCAAGATAGTAAATATGAAGTTTATTTTGGTGATGGTGTAAATGGTAAATCATTAGCAGATGGTAATATTGTAATTATGGAATATATTGTTACAAATAAAACATTATCCAATAGTGCAAGTTCATTTTCTTTATCAGGAACAATTGGTGGATTTTCAGATGTTACAATTGCAACTGTATCAAATTCACAAGGTGGTTCTGAGGGAGAACCAGATGAATCAGTTAGACACAATGCACCTTTACAATATGGTGCTCAAGATAGAGCAGTTACAACGACTGACTATGAAACTTTAGTACAATCAATTTATCCTAATGCTTTATCAGTAAGTGCTTGGGGTGGAGAAGATGATGAAACTCCAAGATATGGAATTGTTAAAATTGGTATCAAGGCAGCTTCAGGTTCAACTTTAACCGAAACAACTAAAGCAGATATAGTAAATAAATTAAAACCATATAATGTGGCTGCTGTTGCACCACAAATTGTGGACCCCGAAACAACTTCGGTATTATTAACTTCAGCTGTTAAATACGATTCTAAATCTACAGTAAAATCAGCTGATACTTTAAAATCGGAAATTACAACTGCTATAACAAATTACAATACAGATACTTTACAAAAATTTGACGCAATTTATCGTCACTCTAAATTAACAGGTATTATTGATGATACTGATACAAGTATTTTATCTAATATTACAACTATTAAAATCAGAAAAAATTTTACACCAACATTAGCGTCTTCAACAAAATATGATATTTATTTTAGAAATGCATTATTTAATCCTCATTCAGGACATATGGCGAGTACAGGCGGTATATTAAGTTCAACAGGTTTCAAAGTAACAGGTAGTGATTATGAAATGTTTTTTGATGATGATGGTGCTGGTAATGTTAGAAGATATTATCTAGCTTCAGGTATTAGAACATATGCAAATGAAACACAAGGCACAATTGATTATTCTACAGGACAAATTACATTAAATTCTTTAGATGTGGCTTCAGTATCAAATATTAGAGGCGCTACATCAATTGTAATAGAATTGACGGTCACACCAAGTTCAAATGATGTTGTACCAGTTAGAGACCAAATTGTGGAAATAGATATTGCTAATTCAACAATTGCAGCTGTAGCTGATACTTTTGTAGGAGGTTCTGCTGACGCTGGTGTGGGTTACACAACAACATCAAGTTATTAATGTCCAATGGCCAAGTTTAATGATAAAATTTCAACAATACTTAACAGCCAACTTCCAGAGTTTGTTGTTAAATTTGCCGAATTTCTAAAGGTATATTTTCAATTATTAGAATCAGCAGAGTTATCTGTAACCACAATTCAAGGTACAGATGGATTAACTTTAGAATCTGAAACCAATCAAACAAATAATTTAGTTTTAAATGCTAGTAGGAAAGATACAGCAGCTACATCACTAGACGCTGATGATAAAATACTATTAGAAAGTACCACTTATGGTAAATTTACCAGAGGTGAAACAATTACAGGCCAAACTTCTAATGCAACAGCTACCGTAATAGTTGAGGATTTAGATAATGGTAGATTAATTATTTCAGCACAAAATAAATTTATAGATGGTGAAATTGTTGTAGGTGAAAATTCAAATGGTAATGCTGTAATTAATGATTACAGACCTAATCCAGTAAACAATATAGTTGACTTGGTTAATTTTAGGGACCCCGATAATGTTATTAGTCATTTCTTAACTCATATGAGAGATGAGTTTTTAGAAACTCTTCCAGAAAATTTAGCAACTAGTGTAGATAAAAGAAAATTAATAAAAAATATTAGGTCTATGTACCGAGCAAAAGGTACTGTAAGAGGCCATGAAATGTTTTTTAGAATATTGTTTGGTGAATCATCCGAAACAATTTATCCTAGAGAACAAATGCTTAAAGCATCCGATGGACAATTTGATACATTAAAAGTTTTAAGGGTTATTGGTACAAGTGGTGAAGTTACAAGTTTAATAGGTAGAACAATTACAGGACAATCCTCAGACGCTACAGCAATTATTGAATACATATCTACATTTCAAATTGGTGTTGATACAGTAAATGAAATAATTTTAAATAATGAATCTATCAACGGTACATTTACAGTTGGTGAAGAAATTAGAGGTACATCATCCGATACAGATGATTATTTTGTTAAGGCAAATATTACAGGTATTCCTGGTACAAAAAATATTACAAATGATGGTTCTTTAAATTCAACAAGTGATGGAATAACTTTAACAGCTGGTGGTACAGGTGCATTATTTCAAGTTGAAGAAATAGGACCTGGTAAAATTACAGATATTGTAATTGATAATGCAGGAGAAGCTTATACAATTGGCGATAACTTGGAGTTTGTTGATACAGGTACTAATGGTAAAAATGCGGCCGGTTTTGTTAAAATAGTAAATGGAGGAATTTCAGGAGATTCTGGTACAACAGGTATGTCCACAGGTGATAGAATTGTTTTAGAAGATGAAACTACTAGTGGAGACCAATACGAAGGAAAAGTAATTGTTCAAGAAAGTGGTACAGGCGTAGAAGAAATAACAGATTTATTTATTTACAATGGTGGTAATGCGTACACATCTTTACCTACTGTAACAGTAACAACTTCAACAGGTTCAAACGCAACAGTTAAAGCATATGGTGATGATGTTGGTAAAATTGTAAAAATAAAAACAGTTGAATTGGGTAGAAGTTATGAAAATGCTCCAACTCCACCAGTTTTAGGTTTTTATAATAATCCAATTGTAACTAATGTATCAGGAACATTTTTATATAATGATTCAGTAACAAGTTCATCTGGAGGTTCAGGAACAATTGTAAGTCTTGACTCAGATAGAGGTCTATTAAAAATAAAAGATATAACAGGAACATTTGCTGTTGATGATACATTAACATCAGCAACATCTGGTACTTCTATAATTAAAAAAATAGATATACCTGTTACTACAGTTAATGTAGTTTCAGTTTCAGATACGGATGGAAAATTTATTAGTGAGAGAGGTAAACTTTCTGAAACTACAATGAAGATACAAGATAGTTTATACTATCAAGATTTTTCTTATGTGTTGAAAGTTAGTCGTTCAATTGCAGATTGGCGGGACGCATTTAAAAAAACAATGCATACAGCAGGTTTTTATTTTACAGGTCAAGTAGATATTGAATCACAAATAACTGTAACTGCTAGTGGTCCTGTCAAAGGCATATCATCTGGTAGAGAAGAGGTTCCATTCTTACAAATTGTTAATACTTTATTCTTAACAGTATTTGGTAGAAGATTAGGAACAGTAGATGACGGTACATCTTTAAGAGCAACAGCAAAAGAAAAAGGTTCTGTAGATGTTGGTGACGATTATAGGGACCCATTCCCAGCAAATACTAGAGATGTTACTTTAACAAGAGAAGGTTTAATAATTGATTATTTAAGTAGAAGAAGAAATAATTTTGTAGATGATTCAGGTATTACCCATGATGTAAGAAGTGGTTATGCTTATGCAGGACCAAGAACAGGTACATTAAACAGATTTCACAATTCAGTTTATGGAATATCATCATCCAATTCATATGCAAATACATTCCAAAATTTAAATTCTATAAGATATACAGGAACAAAAACAGATTTAGATGGTCAAACATTAATGCTTTTTTCATTTACTGATAATGGTAAACAAATTAAGACAAATTATGCATTTCCAAGTCAGTTCGCTGTAAGTGCTCATTTGTTTAGTAACACATTAACTAGATTTGATTCAGATATTGTAAGTTTTGATGATGATACACCATAAAAACATTATAAATAGTGTTAGAAGAATAGGAAATTAAAAAAACTCATGGCAAAAGTCTTAATTAATAGAGGTTCGGTACCAAATGACGGAACAGGTGATAATCTCCGTGCAGGTGCTA